GGCAACGTTGATACCGATCTTAATTTCTACATCTTTAAACTCATCTTCAAGAATCTCGAGAAGGTGTTTATCGCCTTTCTTGGAAAAATCTTGCTTAAATGTCTGGATAATGAGGTCTTGTTCCTGCTTTGTTACCTTCTTACCCTTGAGTACAAGGTCCTTAACCTTCCTATTTGCGTAGTTCGTGGCAAGTTGATCTGAAATCCACATCATCTCGTCCATTGTGAGGGTGGCGAGGAACTTCTTACCCTTTAGAATCTCTTTCTTAATGTCAGGGATAATCCAGTCACGGTGGATTTCTTCAATGAACTTAGCCCTCTGACCCCGTCGGCGGTCGTGCCAGCCTTTACCCTGGGCCACAAGCCGTTCCTGGCCTCGGAATGTGGTACCAGATGACGATTCCTTGCCAAGAAGCGGATCATATGCAGCTCCTAGGAACTGTGAATGTTCGTACCATGAGTTGATTTCGTTTTGGAAGAGTTGGATGTTAGCTGGTGCTGCAGTTGGAACCTGGGAGATCTTCTTTCCATCTTCGATCGTTGTGATCTCGAGGTTCTCCATGTCTTGAATCTTGTTCTTCTGGGTGTATGTCGGGTCGTCAGTGACAAGAGGAACCTTAGATGCTGCTTCGAGCATACTTGTCTTGTGGATCGTGAGAAAGTTAGTCCAGATCTGAGGATGGAGAAATGCTTCACCATCAGAGTACCCAAGGGCACGGTTGTATATCTTCTCAGAAGCATGGAACTTGATGTTGCCCTCATGTTCCTTCTTGCGATAGAGTGTTACTCCCTGCCTGTTGTTATCAGCATCCGTATAGAAGGCTACGATTTGAACCTGATTACATGCATAGTCTGTATCACCGTCTTCGTAGAGGTAGCTTTCAGGGAGATTTCCGCGACCAATGTAGACTTCAATTGTCTTACCAGGGAGTTTATTCTTGTTATCATTCGTGGTACCTGCAGCATCTTTCTCAGCCGTAGCAAGAGTGCAGAGTTCTTCTAGGGTGACTGTGGCACCATTCTTCTCTTCACCCCAACCGAATTTTTCCATTCCCTTCAATTTGTCTGGAGAGAAGTAGTGTTTAAAGAATATTGGGCCACCCTGCATGTCGGTCTGATCGCAGAAGGCTATAGAGTTAAGTGGGAGAACCTCTGGCATCTCTACCCCTCTCTGAACAAGCGCACCTCCGTAGTCGATGTCACTTTCAGTGATTTCGTCAAACAGCGTATCAAGGTCGTGTTCTCGGGTATATACCTCGTCGTAGTACTTTTTAATGAAAAACGAAAGGACCTTGCCTGAACTATTTTCAATAAAGAAGGTGACGTCCTTTACTTCCAGGTCCTCAGTCCAGTATGAAAGTCGAAGGAGTGGGCGCATAATCTGTTTAAACGCCCTCAACCAGTTATTCTCTCCTGTGTAAAACACCCCGTTCTTTAGGTGGAAGATGAGCTGAACATGCTTACGGAAGTTCCACCACCAGTTATCTCCGAGTTGAACCTCATCGGATCCAAACTTGCTTTCCTCGGTTGTTATGTAGCTGTAAATATCAGGTTGCATCAGAATCCTTGAAATAGTAAGGCGGTATTTTTGATAGCGATCTCCCTCATAAGACCAACTGAGTTGAGTAGTCGATTTGTCTGGAGTGGCATTAAGATCTTTTCTTTTCGCTCACCATCTCGCTCAACAGCAACAATGCACTTAACGTTCTTAGCATTCCTGACATTAATCTTCGAGAGTGCCTCTGATACTGTTGCACCTGAGGTCTCACACTTTCTTCCGAGGACGCTAACGACAACCTTGTATACAGGTGAATCGACTGACTTCTTCACGGCCTTTTTTGAGGTGGTCTTTTTCATTAGTTGAAGTTGATACCTAGATCCCCGGCTTTCACGAACGTTGCCTGGCCACCTGCTGCAGAATTGATGGTCTTACCCATTGTCTGAGCAATACCAAATGAACTTCTCGCCTGTTTCTTAGGTCGAGTAGCGAACTTTGCATCTACTTCCTTGGCAATCCTTAGTCTCTCTTCATTGCATGGGGTACAATAGTAAGCTTCGGGGTCAGAGTCCTTGTACTGTGTCTGGCACTTGATGCAATTGTGGGTGTATTGTTCTGACATATTTGAAATAGAAAAAGGGACGAAAGGTTTTTATTCCTTTCGCCCCGTCTTTCGGTTGCGATTTGTATTAAGTTTGTTTGTATTATACCACGGATGAGTGTACTTACATCAAGTGACTTTCGCTGTCAATTGGGGATAACTACTTCTTTTTCAGTGCAATATACAACCGTGCTGCAGCTTCAAGAGGGGTTGGGCCATACCCATCAATATTTGGATCATCAGTATCATGAGCAATCCACTCTCGGGTACTTCCATCTGGATACAGGTCCCTCACAAGACCACTGAAATTATTTCCACACGCCTCTATGAGTTCTTCAAGAGATGGTTGGTGAGCACCAATTCTTTGACGAAGTTCTATGTTATCTGAAATGATTGGATCGCCTAGATCAAGGTCGGGCGGATAAACAAGAGAAAATATATTAGGTTTTCCAAGAATTGAGCCGGGCCTAATTTGCGGAAACCCTGCCTCCTTTAACTCTAGTGCTAATTTGTAATCCATATCTGGTAATTATAACTTCCTAGCTTCTATTGAAATCTCATTAACAATAATCTTCTGGCTTCTCTTAATCAGGTATGAGTTGGGACGACCCTGCTGGTCTTTGACTATCTCAACCACTTCAAATGGCCTAAGCTCACGCATGATTCTGACAATGTACTCTTCCTGTGGACTAAGTTCAATCATTTCTTTAGCCATGGATAAACCTTCTCCCAGCCTTTAATTAACCGGTAATCTTCAGTGATCTCTTCACCCTTCCCAATATCCTTGAGAGCCTTATCGTTCACTGAGTCATAGTTTGGGGTATCTGAGTGGTTGAGGAATGCTGAAAACTTCGTCACTGGGTACATGAAGTGTGAGCCTTCGACAATGAGGGGAAAATGACCAAGGATAATCTCTCGAATCTCTGGATCGAGTTTGTTGAACTTAGAATATGGAAGATCTAGTTGGTGCGGGATTGCATCAGCATTAAGTTTCTCCCCCTTCTTAATGTCTCGCATGGCATGGACCCCTACACCGTGAATTGAAGATGGTGCGAGCTTAATCTTTACGATTTCATTGAGAAGGTTGATCTGCTGCTCGATCTTCTCCTTGATGTGCTTCTTCGTTGGTTTAAATAGTTTTTGTTTCTTCATCTTAGTACAAAGTCTTTCTCCTGGTGAATAATGGTCATAATCCTCTTCCACATTTGGTATTGTTCTATTCCCTTGAACCCGAGACTTAGAATGTACTCACGCTTCTTTTTGAACTTCTCTTGGCACCGCTTACAGTTCACGAATCCTTTCACCGTATTGTGCTTGTGGTCTGAGTACATGATGGCATCAATCTTCCTCTCGATCTTGAGGAAACACTTAGGGTCCTTGAGCTCTTTAGGGAAATCCTTAAAGAGCGGATGGTTGGGAAGCTTTTTGACTTTCGATAGGTCTAGTTTCTCCATGGTTACTGGTTGGCTTATAATCCGACGTTTCTTTTGGCTGGCTTTTGTTTCTTTACTACGTGCTTACAGCTTGCCCAGCCCTCTCTACAGCACTGAGGAATGATTAAGTTCAGACGATCAGTCTCTAGTATCGTGGCCTTCGGGGTTTGCGTGATGTCTTTGTGTTCATCGGTATGCATATTAGTTGTTAAACAGCTATATTATTCCTCTGACGTGGCTGAGCCGGAACGACGATGTCCGACTGTTTGTTGTGCATTGAGGCTATGGCGTAGCTCACAGCATCCATAGCATGACTCCATCGGTGATCTGGTTCGCCCTTAGGGTTTCCATCCCTATCCTCTGCCCATGAGTAGTTCTCGTATGATTGCCAAACATTCTTACTTCTTCTTGTTACATAAATCTTCTTCTGAGAAGTTACCTTAATGCGGAAACTAACGCTGTCCTTTCCCTTCTCTGCCCCCTGAACGACAATGCCATACTTCCTCTGCTCTGCGATACTCTTTGGCTCTGCGCTATCTGCTATCGTAATGGCTTGGCCGACCTTTCTGATCTCACCTGCCAAGTATTCGTTTGAGAGTTCAGTGCCATAGGCCACCTCATCTACAATGTACGAACCATTCCAGTAGTAAATTGCTACGACACATGCTGGATCAGGAAACCAACCAAAGTCTTCACCAAACTTAACGAGTCTCGCTTCCTTAGGAATTTGGTCAATGAGTTGCCAGCCAGTGTAGATCTTGCCTCGGACTTCATCTGGAGAAAGACCTTCAATCACCTGCCAGTAGTAACTAGGGTTCGTGTACTTATAGTTCTTGTATCGCTCTATTGTGTGAGGATCAAGGTTCGGGAGATTTTCTCTGTACGTACCAGCAATGTATAAGGCATCCTTAGATTCAGGTTTGAGACGTGGAATGTAAAACCCTGGCGCCTCCATAGAGGGTTCAAGCTCAAAATGATTCTTCAGTATCCAGTGGTTCTTTGGTGGAGTGTTGAGCGTAAAGACAATTCTAATCCTTCCCTTCACGGTTCTTAAGGAGTCATCAAGTGTCCTAAACTCCTCCTCACCAATTTCTTCAGCCTCTTCTATCCATAGGTAGTTGTATTCAGCAAGAGATTTCAATCGGGCAGTAAGTGACCCTGAGGAAGCTCTGAAGCCGTGAGCTCGTAAGCTGTTCCTTCCATGCTCGATGTACATGTCATCACTGATCTTAAATTGATCTTGGATACCTTGCTCATTTACACGGTTAATGATTTCTCCCCAACATGAGGTTCGAATGTCTGAGTGCACGGCACGCATGATAGCTCCACGTGTGTACTCTTTACTCAAAAGCTGAGAGACAGCATAGCGTGAGGCTGTACCTGAGCGACCATTACCCCGACCACCCATTATGAACGCATAACGCCAATCATTCCTCTCCCAGAGAGGGGCGTGAGATTCATGGACTTCGAAGTTTACTTTAGGCATTATCTCCTTACGCTGATTTCAACACCAGTTATCTTTTCACCGTCTGTGGTCACATCAATGTTGTCTCCAAACTCTTTCTTCCTCTTCCTTTTAAGGAAGTCCATAGCATTAGCGTAGTTTTCCTTCACACCTTTAACTACTCGTTCTCGTGCAGCAAGAATAGGTTCATTTCGTAGATCAGTGATTCTGTCGTTAAACTCAGGGTTTTTCTTGAGGTGGTCATAGAATGCATCCCTACCAATTTGGGCGAAACTACATGCTTCTTCAACGGTTGCGTCAATTGCAAATGCCTGTTCCAGTTTAGCGATGACCTCTG